GTTAGGCCAAAATCTAGATTATTTCTTAAACGTAGTCCACCTGACATAAACATGTAACAACTACCCCAGACAGAAATGAAATCAGCTGTTTCAAAATTAGTCCTGGTATCAGTTCTATTAAACATGATTGCGTCTGGATTGACAGATATTCCTTTAGAATTTGTATTTACTACAGTACCAACAATTTGATAAGGATAGAATCTTTTGGCCATAGCTCTAAGAGATGAAATTTTATCTCCTATACAGCTTGATGACATAATCAAAGGATCCGAATTAACTGCAGCACCTCCGATAACAGTTGAAATAATTGTATTAGAATCAACGGATAAATCAGCTTGAGGAACATAGACGGAAGGAGTTGGATAAAAATAATCAGGTACTGATACTTCAAAATCTGCTCCTCCAGCCATCTCTAGAATAATAGCCACCGACGAAGATACTGTAGCAGGAGCTACAAGTGGATCAACAACAGTAACAATTAATCTTCCAATAGACGTTCGATAATCTACCCATGGAGTTCTAGCTATAAAAGGTATTGTTAATTCAACAACACTCTTCTCTCTTATATCTACTATAACTCTATTAACATAAGATTCAGTAGCAATATAAGTAAATTCATCACCAGGATAGAATGCAAATTGCAATCTACCGCTATGAAATTCAGTTTTGACTATCTTATATCTGAGTTTAATTGAACCTCTCCAATTTTTAAACTGCCGAGCTAAAAATGAGAATGGAATATAATTATAATAAGTTTTTCCTCCAACTACTACTGATAATTCACCAGTGGAAGGTCTAATCTCAGTAATCGACAATACAGTCGAATGAGAATCAATATCTGTCCACGTAGCAAACCCTAAATTAGCGTAAATTGATTTAATAAAAGAAAAATCCATTTCATCATATTCTGTTCCAGATAAACCTTTCAAAGGCACTATTCCAGGACAACTTAGGAAACTTAAAGCTCTAGCATCAGAATCTCCATCTACTGTTGAGTGATTAGGAGTATTAACTAATTGCATTTTTGCACAATTATCTCCAGCCGTAGGTTTTGAAAATCCAAAGATAGAAGCCGTAGAAGCTATTCTATCTGAAATCCAAGAAACATCTTTGGCAAAAGAACCTATCAAAGGAATATTTGAAAATTCATTAAATCCTCTCGAAATAGAGCTAGCTATTCCTGATATTGGTCCTTGATTCTTATTGGCTACTTCCTTACGAGAAATACCAGCTCCAGCTTGAGCTGCTGCTGCACCAAATAATCTAACATTTTCGAAAGATACATAAAGCGAATAACCACAAGAAGTAGAACCTGAAGCTGCAACTAAAGGAGAATAAGGGTAAATATTAAGATATCCTAAACCTCCATAATCACTTCCAGCAATTAAAGGATTTAAAGGATAAAACGCATTAACTGACGCAAATGGAATCAACAACTCTGCCGATGTATCATGATTAATATCCAATTCAACATGAGGAAGTGTAGTTCTTTGAGTAATACTAGCATTATGAGCATGTACAAAATTAAAATTTTTAAGGTTGGAAATATTTGGAGATGCTCCTCCAGTAGGAGTCCAACTCATAATATATCTACCCTGCTGAAATTTATTAGCATTGACAACTATCTTAAATCTCATATCCATTCTCATTCCAAAGAAACCTGCCAATTTTTGTTTCCAAATCATGCCAGGAGTACTATTTAAAATAGAATAAGGCATACTGAAGGAGTTAAAAATACTAAAACTATCTGAAGTATTGAAGGTACCTGTATCTAAAAGAACAGGTTTCGTCAAAAAGTCCATCAAAGAATCAGTATGTAGTTGACTATCAGTTAATACATTAATAGCTTCATCAATGTGGGTCATTTTTGAAGTATCATTGGTATTTATTAATTTATTATCAACAAAAGTAGTTGTATCCATTTTAGTTATATCATCGACAAC